TTAACATTTAATCTGTTCATCTAGTTGCTTCTGTAATTTTTTATATTTTTTTAAGCACTTTTTGCAAAAATATTCGTCTCTACCATCATATTTAATTTCTTCTGCATAAAATGGTACTTGTTCATATCTTTTACAATGTGATAAGCCTGTCTCTGAATTAAAAAGATGAGGTTTTGCATTTCCATGTATATATCCCGTGTTATTTAATTCTTCTGATATTAAAGGTAATTCCCATCGAAAACTAGCCATACTTACCACCTCCTAAAATGGCAAATCATCATCACTGATATCTAATGGATTTGACGATCTGCCAAATGGTCTGTTGTCATTAGTATAGCCTGGAGCTGGATTTGTTGTATTTCCCTCAAAAAAGCTACCCTGCTGGCTCTTATTTCCGAAATTGCCTTGGTTTTGTTGGTAATCACCTTGACCTTGATTAGATTGCTGACTGTTGCGACTTTCTAGCAATTGGAAATTACTTGCAAGTACTTCTGTAACATAGACGCGTTGCCCTTGCTGATTTTCGTAATTCCTAGTCTGGATAGATCCAGTGATCCCGATCAGCGAGCCTTTTTTAGCCCAATTAGCAAGATTCTCTGCTGGCTGTCTCCAGATAACAACATTAATAAAATCCGCTTCACGTTCTCCTGCTTCATTCTTAAATGGTCGGTTAACAGCAAGAGTAAATGTAGCAACAGCTATATTTGAATTTGTATATCTAAGCTCTGCATCTCTTGTCATTCTACCGACTAAAACAACGTTATTTATCATTTTTTATCTCCTCTACCTCAATTACAAGTATCGATCTGTCTCCAGAGCAGAATAAACTCATAAATTTATAGAAATTTACAGCTGCCATATATTCATTTTGTGCCTCTGTTTCATACCCGACATCTATAGTATGGTCTGGTGATAAAGTGTGTCTAGTAGCTTGGCCAGATACATAATAAGTCTTACGTTCATTTTCCATCTTCCAGATCCTCCTGTTTAACAAACACTCCATCAACCATTTTTCCTGTGCGATCTTTTATCTCATTCCATGCAACCTCAAAACAATTTTCAAGGGTGGTTTTTTCATTGATTGCGATTCTTGAAATGTAAATTGCTAAGTTCCTGATATGGAATCGAATCATTGCATTTGTATTTAGACTTGGATGTCGCAAGTAATCAACCATGAGTTTAGCAAGCATTCCGATTTCTTCTGTACCATATAGCAACAAAATGTCTGTATGAGTTTCATCGGCTTCATAAGTCGAGCGGTTATTTTGGGATGGATCAAGTATGATCTCTGATTTTTCAAAATTCATTTGTTGGGATAGGATGGTTAGAACAACCATCACATCCCCAATACTATCTATGATTTTCTCTTGATTAGACTTTGCCTCTCCAGCATTTAGCTCCCCCCACTCTTCGCTGAGCTTTTGAATCTGTTTAATAGGGCTGGCTTTGTCTAACCCTCTATCCATAGACCATTTTTTTACATTCTTAATTAAATCAGTCAAAGACACTTATAATTCCTCCTGTTAGTTCTTCTTGTGTTTTACCTTCAAAGAGCATTTCGGTTGTAATTTCATCCCTCTCAAAAAGCCCTTTGTAAAATTTAGCTTGTGGGTTACCATAAGGGAAAGTTATTCTCAAATCATAACTTACTGGCTCGACAGCCACAAATTTGGGTGTTTCTGGCTTATTTGCTGAAACTGGCTGGGTATTATCGGGTTCATCTTCCAAGATCTCGCCTGTTTCAGCGTCTATAGCCTTGATATTAGCGTTAGCCTGTTCTTGTGCTAGTCGCTCAATTTCTGCCTTGCGCTCTGCCTCTGCTTTAGCTTGCGCCTCCTGTTGTTCTTTGCGCAAAATAACGGCATCTCGATCTGATTTCATCATCTTGAGGATATCAACAAGGCTCTTACTGTCTTCAAGATGTCTGATATAGCCATCTGCTGGTAGGTCGTAATCATTAGCTTGATCTATGATAGCTTGTTTGTTTGCTTTGAGTTCTTCAAGAGCATCAAACTCAGCTAATACCAGAGCATCAATTTCATCAAGCGCTGACTTCTTGAGTTCAAATTTTCCAGTTTTGAAATGTTTTTTCAGACTGTAATCATCATAGCGATCTTCAAATGTGGACTTCTCGATGCCAGCTGTTGCGCATTTTTCTTCAAAAGTAGCTCGGACGACATCCACGCGCAACAACCGCTCATGCTCATCAATAGCGTCTCGGCCATCACGTAACTTATCAATCAATTCTTCTAATGGTTTTAAGGAATTATCGAAACGTTTTTTGAAATCATCTAACGGTTGCTTAAAATTGCTTGAAATTTCTTTGCGTCGCGTTTCTAGGCTGTCGTATAATCCTTTGTAAACTGTGATATTTTCCTTGATTGTGCCGTAATTTTCAACACTCATTTCAAACTCAGCAAATGTAGACAATGCCTTTTGAATTTCTTTATCAAAGGCATCAAAATCAAATTCAATCTTTGCTGGTGTTAGGACTGGCATCATATTTTGTAAGGTGTTGTTAGTTACATCTTTCATTTACTCAGCGCCTCCAAAAATTCTAAGAGTCCAGATTGGCCATTGCGTTTTTTAGGTTCTGGAGCATCTGATCCATCAAGCAATTTGATATCATGCGTTGCTTCAACAACAACGATATGACATCCAAATGATTCTGCTATTGCAGCAATCTTTTCTTTCTGAACTTCATAAGCATCACATTCTAAAATTAAGGCGTCCTGCATATGATCACACAGACCAACTTTATAAGCTAAGCGCTTGTCGTGATTTTGGTATTCTGACACAAAATGTCCATTCTCTTTGTTTTGCAATGCGATAAATTTTTTAGTTTGTTTCATGTTATTTTCTCTTTTCTATTTTTTATAAATTATTGAAATTTTGTCCTTTAGCTTTAGCGATTTGACTGTTTAGATAGCTCATAACTGTTTCAAAATGCTCTTCTGGGATGTCGTGGAAATCACGTATTTTGAAATGTTGCAGTACATAGTTTGCAACTTGATCAAAATTAGCGTTTTTAAGTTGTGCCCAAATACGAACCTTGCCATAAACCTCTTTATATTGATCATTACTAATCAAATCAGATTGGCTTTGTTTATTTTCTGGTTTTTGATTTTGATTTGATGTTTGCTGCTGATCCTCACTTACTGGTAAATCATCCACATCTTTCTCACCGATCGCAAACAGGCCCTGCAATGCGTATTTTCTGGCGTATGAGCTAACAGCACCAGTCCACTGTGGCTCTTGCATCTGCTTAATTTGTCCTTTTTGTGTATTAAATACAGGTACTGGACTCAATTCAGAGTATGCTGTCGATTGATGCTTTTCGCTTTTTTCATCATTTTTGAAAGCTACTGCTGTCGCCTTAACAAAGATTCTTCCTGCAAGTTCAATGAGTTCATCAGTTACGATCACAGACCAGTCGCTTTTTAATTCTTTAAAAGTCGTATAGATATCTTCAGCATTTCTAAATGCGTATTTAACATCTCTTGACTTCTTTTTCTCTAATTGCATTTTCTGTTGCAACTCTGGAAAAGTTAGACTTGCCATTTATTCCCTCCTTTATTTATTTTTAGTACAACTTGTTATCTATTAGTATTTATTTTAAATTAGTGCCGTAGGCTTAATTGTTTTATATTAGTACTTGTTTAATATTAGTATTTGTTAGTGGTTAGTTATCAACTTTTGTAAATACATTTTTTGTAAATACATCTTTTGTAACTTCAACTTTTGTAAAATACATTTTTGTAAAAACGGTAAAATGTAAATATTAGTTAGTTATCAACAGCTTTATCATTTTCTGTGGATAACTCAGCCTCAAACCTTTTTCTCATCAGCTCAAACTGAAAATCTGTAATCGGCATATCTTGAGCAAAGATATACGTTTGTACACCTCTAGCACGCCCTTTACTATGTTTGATTACTCTAATATATCCAGCCTCAACTAATTCTTTATAAGCCTTTCTGTGAGTCTGTCTACCTGTTTTAGATCTGGTTTCTAATTCTTCAAGATATATTCTCCAATCTGATTTATTGATCAATATAGTTGCTAATAATCCTTTAGCTTCTAAACTCAATTTTTCGTCCTGGAGAAAAACATTACTCATAGATGTATAGTTTTCATAGGGATTTTTGAAAGATGTACATTATTTTTGTACCTCCCAATAATCTTCATTGATTTTCTTAAAGATGTCATAGACAGGGCTGCTGTCTGGTATGATATAACCAGTGATGTCGCTAAGTCTAGTACCATCAGCCATTAAATGAGTTATTTTGTAATGCTCTTTAACCATACTATTTCCTTTCTATCTTTATAAAACTCTAACCATGTGATATAATTAATGTATAAATATATTTTCAAGCGCCTTTCGACTGCAATCCAAGGTGCTTTTTTTGAGCTCTCCTTTCTAAGGTTTCCTTTTCGCAACCTAGCTTGTAAAAAAATTTGATAGAGGTTCGTTTAAAATGTCTGAAATAGCATTTGCCTCTGACAAAGAAAAATCACGACCATCTTTGCGGTTGATTTTCTGGCTGAAAGTACTTCTGCTCATGCCGATCTTATTTGCAATTTCACTTTGTTTGTAACCATGCTTTTCGATCAGCAACTTTAAGCCAAGATATGCTTTAGTCATTCAAAAACTCCTTTCTAAGGTTTCCTTTTCGCAACCTACGCATTAAGTATATCCCTTTTTAGTTTCTTTGTCAACAACTTTTTTTATTTTTTTTAAAAAAAGTTGTGTTATCGAAACAAGTGTGCTATAATCTTACTATGTAAGGAGGTAAAATCTTGATAGGATCTAAAATAAGAGAATTGCGAAAAAAGAATAATCTAACTTTAGATGAACTTGAGAAAAGATTAAATGCGAAATATCCTAATACGGTCAATTTCAATAAAGGTAAATTGTCAAAGTGGGAAAACAACAAAGATGAGCCTAGACTTGGATCTGTTGCTATTTTAGCTGATTTCTTTGGTGTGTCTGTCGATTACTTCATGGATAAGCAAATTAGCAACGATAAATCTAAAATACAAGTCATTTATGATCAACTTGTACCGACCAGACAAGAAAATGTAATGAATTATGCCGAGAATCAGTTGCATGAGCAAGAAAATAATATCATATCTATCTCTGATGATAGAAATAGGATTATCGCTCATGTTGAGGGGGTAGTTGCTGCTGGACTTGGTAGCTATCAAGAGGAAAACTTACATATGGAGGTCAACCTGATAGAAGATGAAGTACCAGAGAAATATGATACTATCGCTCAGGTTGTCGGAGATAGCATGGAACCTCTGATAAGAAATGATGATCTATTATTTATCGAGGTTACAAGTCAGGTTGAAATAAATAGCATCGGGATTTTCCAAATCAATGGAAAGAACTTTGTTAAAAAATTAAAGCGTGACTATGACGGCAGGTGGTATCTGCAAAGCCTCAATAATAATTATGAAGAAATCCACTTATCAGAGAATGATGATATCCGAACGATCGGAGAAGTTGTTGGAGTATATAGAGAAAATTAAAATAAAGTGCAATAACTGATCCACACTAAAAGCTGTTTAGGAGATTAAAAATGGGAATGTTTTCGTCAAAAGTTCGTTGTCCATATTGTCGGTCACAACATCTGCAATTTATGCAACAAGATCGCAAAGGTTTTTCTGCTGGTAAAGCTGCAGCTGGGGCTTTGCTAACTGGAGGAGTTGGATTATTAGCTGGTTTTGCTGGCAAAAAAGGGAAAAACAATTGGTACTGCATGGATTGTGGACGTGTTTTTCAAACCAAGAAATAATAAATAAATACAAAAAAGGCCCATGCTCTCCTCGACCAAAATTTGAGCATGGAACCTAAACCAATTTGAAAAATAACCTACCGACTATTTGGAATGACACAAAATCCAAACAGGGTATAGGCCTTTTTCCTATACCCTATTTTATCATAAAACCTACAAAATAGGGAGGAAAATAATGAATAAAGTGGCAATATATGTCCGAGTTAGTACAAAAGGACAAGCAGATGAAGGATATAGTATAGATGAGCAGATAGCATTACTCACTAGCTATTGCAGTATCCATAAGTGGAAAATATACGATACATATGTTGATGCTGGCGTATCTGGTGCAACAATCGAAAGACCAGAATTAAGTAGACTATCGAGAGATGCAAAAAAGAAAAAGTTTAATACTATGATTGTCTATGATTTAAAGAGACTTGGGCGATCTCAGAGAAATAATATAGCATTTATCGAAGATGTACTAGAGAAAAATGGGATAGGCTTTATTAGTCTAACAGAGAATTTTGACACATCATCACCACTAGGAAAAGCCATGGTTGGTATCTTGTCAGCGTTTGGACAATTAGACAGAGATACAATCAGAGAGCGGATGATGATGGGTAAAATTGGCCGAGCAAAAGCTGGTAAACCCATGATGACAAGTACGATTGCATTTGGTTATACATACGATAGGGTTACTAGCTCGCTTAATATCAATCAAGCAGAGGCTATTATTGTTAAAACTATCTATAATGAGTACATATTAGGTAGATCACTAACAAAATTAAGAGATTATCTAAACGAAAATGGTTTGTTAAGAAATGGCAAACCTTGGAGTTATCAAGGGGTGAGTAGGATTTTAAGAAATCCTGTTTATAAGGGAATGAATCGATTCAGGGGTGAAGTATACCAAGGCACACATGAGCCGATCATCAGTGCTGAGTTGTTCGATAGAACCCAAAAGGAGCTAAAGAAAAGACAAATAGAGGCATATAAAAGAAATAACAACAGGAGACCATTTAGAGCCAAGTATATGCTGTCTGGCATCATCAGATGCGGAGTTTGTGAATCTCCGATGGAAATAACTTTAGGATTTAAGAGAAATGATGGCACGCGCAATATGCGTTATCAGTGTATTAACAGGTTTCCACGCCAAACAAAGGGTATCACAGTTTATAATGACGCTCAAAAATGCGATACTGGATTGTATGAGAAATCTGATATTGAAATACATGTACTAAGCCAAGTTAGGCTATTACAGCTTAATAAAGCAAAGTTAGAGAGTATGTTTGAGCGAACCGATGTGATCAATGTTGAAGATATCCAAAATCAAATTGAGACACTTAATAATAAAATGAGAAGGTTAAATGATCTCTATCTAAATGACATGATAGATCTAGATGATTTGAGATCTCAAACTCAGAATTTTTTGAAGCAAAAAGAACTTCTGGAGAATGAGCTAGAAAATAATCCTGCGCTGAATCAAGAACAAGACAAAGAACAATTTAAAGAGCTGCTTGGCACAAAGGATATAACCCAACTTGATTATGACAAACAAAAGCTTATCATCAAAAACCTAATAGATAAAGTGTTTGTTAAACCTGGGAATATCGAGATCAAGTGGAGAATTTGAGCGCAAAAAACAAACAAATTTAGATACACTTGTTTCCAGCAGGGTAAAGGCTGCTAGTTTACCTTTTTTCAACATCAATCAATTCCTCCCCCTGATGCAACACTCGAATCTGATCCTTTGTTCTCTGAATCCGAATTTCAATGCCATTTAAGGAAAGATGGTCCTGCCCTGTTTGGAGGGCCATCTGGGCCACCCGCAGGACCTCTTCTTTTTCTAAAATGACAGCTGCTTCTTTGCGTGATTGCGTAATTTGACCTAGTAGCAAACTTGCAATTACAGCAAAAACTCCCAAAGCTAGTAAGGCTTCCAGTAAGATGGTCCCTTTAATTTGTCGTTTTCTTAAATTTACCAT